CAGGTCACTTCAGGTACCACAGGTACATTACACATCACAACATCCAATCGAGAATACAATCAGCCCAATATGTCGTTTACAGCTGTTCAGAACGCAAGTGGCAACGTCAACGTTTCTAATAGTGTTTTAGCTGATATGGATGCTGGAGATACATGTACTGTTAGAATTCAAGTTAATGGTATTGGCGCTGACACAGCAGACCAAAACAGTTCAACAAACACGTATTTCGCAGCTGGATTAATGGCTTAAGGAGAATTATGCAAGTAAAACTAGATGATGAAGTCCTATTTGAAATAGATGACAGAATGATCAACCTCATGGGACATGATCTTTTAGATCCTATCCCAGATATAAAAAGACGTTTAAGATGAATTATCGAACATAAATGTGATCGATGTTTCGAACGTATGGAAAAAGAATGGATGCAAAGACTTAGAAAAGATCCAAGTATACAATCAATCCCCTTACGTAAAACCGACTTTGTGGATATGGTTTTAGCTCATCCTGACTATAGGAACCGTGTTCAAAGAGAGCAAGATGAGCTTGATAGACAAGCTGAACAAGCACTTAAACATCAAAAATTTTTAGAAGAAAAAGCTAGAAAAGCTGAAGAGGCAAAACTTATGGAATCTTCAGAAATTTAATATAGTTTTCCATTGATACATACTTAGGAAAAAGCTTTTTAGCTTCTTCATAATCACAATGGCGAAATATAACATCATCTGGGTCAAAGAAATAACAAGCGATATGAGCAGATACAATGTCACCAGACTTCACAAGGATAGCTACAAATGAAGCACTTAAAGTTGATTGTCCCATACATAAGGAATCATAGATATAAATATCATCTGTAGGCAGTCTATGAAGTTCATAGATATCAATAAATACTTGTTGATTATACCAAAAGATTTGATCGGCTAGATCTTCGTTTTGATACCATTCCTCAGCCGAATAAGCATTGGCCTTCGTAATGAGAATCAAAATAAATAGAAGCCATTTAAGCATATACCTCTATGGGGTAAAGAAAAAATATAACATTAGGAGTCATTAATGACAAGCCCAACAACATACAAATTGGGATTCCCAAAACTAAAATACAGTGTCGTTCCTATGGCATCTGGAGCACCATTTGATAGAGATCCTACGAGTTCAGATATCTTCGATCCTGCCGTTGGTGGACAATATAAAATAGGAACCATCTGGCCTAATAAAGCCACAGGTGGAGTATGAATTCTTGCTCAGACCACGGCTGGTTCTGCAAGCTGGTTAGGTATTACCGATGCTGCTAGTGGTAACGTAGATGGTCCTGCAAGTGCTACAGATAACGCTCTTGCACGTTTTGATGGTACTACAGGCAAGTTAATACAAAATAGTGTTGGTATTCTTAGTGATCTAGGAATAATGACAGGTGTCAGACCAACATTGCCAGCAGGTACTACAGCAGCCGGAACAGCTCCTATGAAGTTCACACTTGGTGTAAACCTTACTGCTCCTGAAGCAGGTGCTGTAGAATATGATGGTACCCATGTTTTCTATACTAATAATGCAGCTTCTAGACAAACTGTAGCAGTAGGACCTACAAGTTCTACAGATAATAGACTAACTAGAATGGATGGTACCGCAGGAGCTATCCAAGAAGCTACAGGAACTACACTGTCCGATGCAGATGTTATGACATTCCCGGCACAAGGTGGTGTTGTTTTAACAGCAGGTGGTGCAGGTGCTAGAAAGGGTACATTCACATTAACAGCAGGTGCTTCGGGTGATATCAACACAACAGCGGCTCTAACGGGTTCTGTTATAGCTTATAGTATAACTGCTCTAGGAACGGTAGCAGCTCCTAAAACCATGCTGGTTACAATAACCAACGGAGTCAAGTTTGTTATCACTTCCGAAGATAACACTGATACATCATCTGGAACATGGGCAATTGTGGGGTAATTATGCCATTAGTCAAAGGATCAAGCCAAAAGGCTATAAGACAAAACATAGAAACAGAAATGAAAGTGGGTGGACGCCCACGCAAACAAGCAGTGGCTATAGCCTTAAATCAAGCAAGAAAATCTAAGAAAAAAAAGTAGATAATATGGTAAAAGCAAAACTAGGTAGTGGTGCTCGATTCAAAGCAGTCGAGCGCTCTGCTGCTAAGTCTGGTGCTAGCAATCCCGCAGCTGTGGCTGCCGCTGTTGGCATAAAGAAATATGGCAAAAAGAAGATGGCTGCGATGGCCAAAGCAGGACGTAAGTAATGAAAAAACAAAAGATATTAACAGCTTCTAAGCATCAGAATGGCACAGGAACAGGTGTTATGGATATTGTACATAGCAATAAACGTAATCCTAAGTTGCCTGCCAAGCCTGTCAAAAAAGTGAAGTATGGGAAGTAGCGCAATGCTACTTCTTTTCTTTCAATATTTCAGAAATTGACCAAGGACATTTTTTTGGGAAAATGCTTTCATCTAATCCTGTTTCTTTACAAGCTTCGCGTATAGCATCTTTATAAGCATCAACTCGAATTTCTTCTAATTTTGGTTTCATTCCAGGATTTTTAGAAAGCTCTTTTAAAAAATCTTCATGACTATATTTGATAGATAATTCCCATGATCTACAATAAAGATTTGGTTGATATTTTTTCTTAAGAAGATGTAAGAAATAAATAGATAAAAAGCTAGTGATAGTGCGTTTTTCAGATCTTCCCAAAGATTCAATCTCATCAATTACATTTTCCCAATCTACTTTGCTATATTCTTTTTTCTTCAAAAGATCAGATTGATTTTTACACCATCCAAAAAAATCTTTATCATAAGAACTAGTGGATTTTCTCATTAGACCTCCAATTTGGCCTAATTATAACAGAATCTACAAATGATTGGAAGTGCATGATCAGAACGACCATGCACACCACCTAGTTGGCAGGTTTAACCGGAATGGTTATTAGATGGCTTAATTTTGGAGACGTGTCTTGAGTTTCGTCTAGAACATCTGTAGCATTTCCATTCGTATGAATGTTAGAAAAGCTAAGCGTGCAGCTAGACATCAGACACAACAGCGTCAATGCTAACAACTTTTTCATTAATCCTCTTTTGTTTCCATACTTCAAAGTTTAATTTTGTTTTTTGTTCATCTTCTAATAATGTTTTTATTACGTTATTACGTTGAATTTTAAAGTGGTCCACAATACTTGTTATGAACTCACACATAAGATCTTGTTCTTGCCTATAGCGTTCCATCAACATAGCCTCATTATTTATACCATCATCTAAAACGCACACAGATCGATCAGGTTGCGAGATCTCACCTTCAATGTATCCAATCCCTATAACATCACTAAAAAGCTGTCTAGCTAGCCTAGAAATCGTTCTTGCATAAAGCATGTCAATTGGTGTTCTCTTTCAGCCACCCTTCTCTTTTACAAGACCGGCTTGTTGAGCTTCTTCAATTGTAAAGCTTGCGGTATGTTCTTCGCCCGTATCTGACCTGATACCTTTGATCACACACTTTGTGTTTGTTGATTCGATGATATGAAGTTTGTGTTTGGCTCGTCGAATTAAAGCCGACATGACTCGAGCTGATAGTTCTACTTTGCCTTCTATTATATGTAAGCCACCATTCAAAGCCTGCGCTGGGCCTATACCATACTCTCTAGCAGCAAGCATAATCATCATGATAGCTGATTCTTTGCCTACGTTTCGGTACATTTGACTTTCATAGGCATTCTTCGCTCAGGTTTGATAGACCATTAATTCTTGTTCCGTGGGGATAGTTGTCACCATGCTATAGTCAGCTGGCGCCATATAATTCTTAGTTGTTGGCAAGTATTTATCCATGTCTCCCCCTAAAGTAAGCAGTTGTCACACCCACAAAGGCAGTAGCAACCTTGATTTTTTTCTAATTCGTAATCATCATCATATTCTTCATCTTCATAGTCATGTTGGTTATCACCTATGATCTCCTCTTTGCTTCATTGACTCCAATAGTTCATTATAAACTCCTTAAAGCTTCATATATTTCTCTAAGATAATCATCCGCTTCTTCCTTAGAGTAAAATTTTCCAAAAATAAAATTTCTATTATTATTTTGTCCAAAAACAAGATAGAAGCCCCGACTTAATTTATCGTACCAATCTGAATTTCTTTGTTGTATGAAAAAGTTGTTAAAATCATTTAAATTATGTAAAGAGCTGTATTTAGTTATGAATCATTTTTTATCCATTACTTACCCCAAAAATGTTTGTAAATATCTAAGCATTTAGAAAATAAATCAAAATGATCATCATAGACGTAGAGATGTGGAGGTGCACCATGCTTGTCTAGATGTAAAAAGTGAATTCCTTTGATATCATAGCCGTGTTGCTTGGCTAAATACTTGTAGGCTGAGCCTTGAATGGGTCAGGTTTTTGAGGGCTTATAAGATGTTTTTAAATCTAGAATAACGGCCCCTTCTGGAGCTTCAATGATCATATCGACTTGTCCAGTGATCATCAACTGAGAGCAAAAGAAACGCTGTTCTATGGCCAAGACTTTTGTGTCATGCTTCCACCAGAACTTAAACGAGTCTACATACCCTTTGATTTCATCATCTATATCTCATTCACCTAAGCCTTTGACGATTGCTTCGCAAACATCATGGACTTTTGAACCACGTCTTGCAGCATTAGCCAGGATATCTTTAGGTATTCTATCTAATCCACTAAAAGGTGAAAGTACTTCAGTTACTCTTATGTAGTCTTTGTTTATTTCTTCCATAATATTTTACACATAATTAATAAAAAATTTTCATCATGTATGTGATACCTATGTTAACCTTTACCTAACATCAAGGTAACATATACATGAATTTACATAAAATTCTATTTTTTATTTGTCTTTTAAGTTGTAAACATCATAAGCTAGGAAGAGAATGAAGCTTATGAAAGACCCCCGCGCAGTACGGGGGAGCATGATTGACTTTTGCCAAGTAATCAGCAAAGGAAGATCTATAAGATCGCAAAGTTTTTAGCTTGCGAAGATATAGATGTCATGGACTATATCTTCATGAAATATTTTAAGTCTACTTTTTTTTGAGGTCTATGTCTAACTTTTTGTGTTGCAGTTTGTGTTATGAAAATCTTTGCTATAAGGATGCTTTCCGAGGTCTTGAAGCTGCTAAATTTTGGCAAACACTTTGTGACTATTACGTAAAATATCGTGGTCTATTGCGTATCAGTGAAAGCATCGTTCCTTGGAGTGTTCCTTTACTGGAATTTTTAGAAAGACACAACTACATAGCTACGTGTGATAGCTATGAAGGTGTCATTTTAAGAGTAGAAGGGTATGCTGTAGAATCAGACAATATAGAAACATTTTGTAATGATAGGGATAACCATGTATTTTATCCCCATTAAAACACAATGGCCAGTCGGTAAAAAACTGGCCATTAAACATTCAAGAGTTATGCAAGACAAATGATAGCAAATTCATCTATCTCACAATATCTCACAACACCACATTGTACGGGATGCGTGATTTTAAAACAATGAGAAGCATAGAGAAATGCTTCCCGGTTTTCATTGTACGGGATGCGTGATTTTAAAACAATAAAAATATAGAGAAAAAGAAAATGATAGCAAATTCATCTCAAGCGACAGCAGAAGTCCTAGAAATAGGCAAACTTCATATCGAAGGGAATGTAATCCCTCATAATTGGTATCAAAATATAAAGGGGCCTACAGGGAAAACTGACTTAGAGGCAATAATAATCTTATCCGAAATCTTATATTGGTATCGACCCACATATATAAAAGATGAAAGCAGCGGCCAAGTAATAGGAATAAAGAAAAAATTTAAAGCTGATGCTCTTCAACGTACAAAAAAATCTTTTGCAGAACAGTTTGGCTTAACCGAAAGAAAAGTTCAAGAAAGCTTGGCTTTGCTTGAAAAACTTGGATTGATAACTAGAGATTATCGAACCGTGCTCCATGGGGACGTTGTATGTTCTAACGTGTTGTTTATCAAGATTCATCCAGAAAGAATAAAGGAAGTAACATTCAAAAATGTCATAGCTATGGCAGAATTCTGCCATACCCCCCCCACAAATTCTACCATACCATTGGCGGAAATCGGGCATACGTATACAGATAATACTCCACAGATTACAACAGATACTAATACTCCTCCTATACCTCCTCATTCAGGACCACCCGATCCACCGGCTTCGCCGAAGCCAGCTAAAGCTGGCGGGATGGATTTGGAAGTTTCTAAGTCATTTTCTGAAGAAGTCAAGAAAGTTGGCCAAGAAATGGTTGCTATTCTTAAAACTGATAAACCAACGTATAAAGTTCCTTCAAACTTGACGCAATGGTATCAGGCTATTGATCTTATGATTCGATCAGATCATCGACAGGCATCTTTGATTATTAAGGTTTTCGCATGGGCCGTCGCAGATGAATTCTGGAAAGACAAAATGTTTAAGCCTAATCCAGCTAAGTACTTAAGAACCATGTTCGATCAGCTTGAAACTAAGATGAATGCCAAGCCTATGAAAAATCCAAATCGTGTTGATCGTAGGACCAAGGATGCTGATGGCAACCCAATTTATGTGAAGCCGAGGTTTTAATGCTTAAGCCTTTGAACCAAAGCCAAGATGTAATTGATTGTTTGGAAGAATTTGCTAGTGATCCCAAAGAATTTATTATATTGTCAGGAACCAATGGTTCCGGTAAAACATATGCTGCAATGGCTGTTTATGAAGTCGTAACTCCTTATGTTTTACCAGCATACGATTATGATATAGCTTATTTTTCAACTCAAGTTGATTTAAACAATCGATGGAAGCAGATGATGAAAGATTATGGAGATACCCAGTTTTTATCTGATCAGATTGTAGGAGCTAAATTATTTATTCTTGATGATTTAGGAACTAGAACGCCTTCTGATGCATTCATGGATTTTCTTTATGAGATTGCAGATAAGAGATATACACATCGAAAAACTAGAGGTACGATAATAACTACCAATTTGAATGCCTTCGATATGAGAGAGAAGTTTGGGGATGCATTTACCTCTCGTGTCAGTTATAACAAATGCTTTAGGTTGGACTATGAAGATAGGCGCATAATCGCATAGAAATGCGATATAACGAATTTTCTATGAAAAAATATCTAAAGGTGCGTATAAGAAAAATAATGCAATATAACGCAATTGTGTGCGTTTTTAACTAAAGGGGGATACCATGAGAAACGAGCCAGGCAAATTTATAGAATACGCAGAAGTAGAAAAGTTATTAACCCAAAGCGCATATGGTGTAATGGATTTATACGACTTAGACTTGTTTCATACGGTGCACTATGTTCGTGATGCAATCAATCGAGGTCAACTTAAATCTTGTAAGATCAACAAGAAAGATATCACCATCACTAGAGAAGATATCTTGTCTTATTGGAAAAAGTATAGAGCCACAGAGTTTGATCCAGCTGTATTACCAGTTGAAGTTAAGTTGAATTCTTCAGAAGTAACGTGGCTTACTAATACAATTAAAAAGTTCAAAATTTCTCATAATGATTTATTCAGAGCTATGATTAATCATTTTAGAAGTTCGGATATGGTGAATTTAATACAATCAATCTAGGAGGATGTATGATTGAAGTTATTAGTGTTAATCCTATTAACAAAGGCGACATGTTAGCGAGCGTGACAGTACGTATTGCTCCATGAAAATTAAAGATTCATAAAGTCGTTGTCTTTCAAAAAGGTGAAAACCGTTGGGTTTCTTTGCCTAGAGAGAAATATGAAGACCGTGAAGGCCATGTGCACTTCAAAAACCTGTTAGAATTTGATGATTCTCAAGTCGAGAAACGTTTTCGGGATCAGATCATGGCGGCCGTGGATGCGTACATGGAAAAGAATCATGGTCTGAATCCTGAAGATGTAATAAAACAAGATCAAGAATTTCCCTTTTAATCCTTAGGTATTTATGTTTTGAAGCTTATTATTTTTATTGTTTTTAGGCCTTCAGCTTAGTGGTTGTATAGCCTGAAGTTGGGTATGGGTATGTGCTCCTTTATGGGGTCCGGTGGTTGTTATAATTGCAGCCCTGGGATTAGCAGTTTTGTTTGCAGCCATCGTTGCTACGATACAAAAGAGGCCATAATGGATCGTTATCAAGAACTGAAAGAGTATGTCAAAGATTATCTTGAACATATGGATGAACTTAACGAAAAAAAGATAGCTTGCAATGAGAAAGAACTAGAGTTTCTAAGAAAAGAAAGCGTGTGTTTTAACCTGTTGCAAAAAAATTTTTTAAGGATGGAGGCTGAAGATGTTATACCCGAAGATCAACAGTCTCTATAAGAGACACGGATGGTACTTTGATGAAAAAGACAAGAAGAATACTTCTTCTGAGCTACAAAAGAACAGACAGTCATTTATCATAGGGGACTATGCTTGTCCTGAGTTTGAATCTATTAATAGATGGCAAATTGATGAAAAGATTGATGGGACAAATATCCGTGTAATTTGAGAACCTTGGGCAGAAAATCCTGTTACGTTTGGTGGGAGGACACCTAATGCTCAAATTCCTACAGGGTTATTACTGCATCTTCAAAAGACTTTCACAAGAGCTCAGCTATTTAAGCATTTTCCCGTATGCCATAGGGTTGTATTTTTTGGAGAAGGTTATGGGCCTAAGATTCAAGCAGTAGGATCTAAATATCGAAACGATGTTTCTTTTATTCTCTTCGATGTTTGGATTGATGGATGGTGGCTAGAAAAAGACACAGTAAAGTCCATTGCTGATGATCTAGAAATAGAACATACTATTGGCGGAGATATCTTAAGTACTCAAGAAGTTGTTGACTTTGTTAAGTCTAAACCCATTAGCTACAGCTCTGTTGATCGCTCCTTAGTCATGGAAGGAGTGATCGCCCGATCTTATCCCCTTATGATGTTTAGACAGCGTGGAGCGCCTATAATGTTCAAACTGAAAGTCAAGGATTTTCCAGAATGCAACGTATAGTCTTATCCGGTGATCCTGTTGCCCAAGCGAGAGCTAGGATATTTAGACGGGGCAATCGAGTTATGACTTTTGACCCTCAAGCAAGTTTAAAACGCGAGCTAAAGATACAAGCCAAGCTACAATTAAAGAATTGAGTGATGCCTAAGTATCCGAGGGTTTCTTTTAGATTCTACATGCCTATACCCAAAAGTATGAAGAAAGAAGAACGCAAGTTGGCTAATGATGGCTTTTTGAAACATGTCAAGAAGCCTGATGTGGATAACTTGATTAAGTTGTATCTAGATGTTCTTTCTGGTATCGCTTTTGAAGATGATAATTGCGTCTCGTTAGGTTCAGCAATCAAGATCTATAGCCTTATGCCTAAAACTGTTATCACTATTTGTGAGCATGATAAGTTAATATCCATGAATGAAATATGGAGTGTCACTGAAGACACTCCATTTTAGTCACTTTAGGATAATTATTATAGACCCTTCCTATTGCTGCATGGGTCCATAAGTCGGATGTTCTAGGTTTGATTCCGCGGCTATTCATCTCGCTTGCAATGTCACGTAATGACATGCGCTTGCGTTTACGCATATTATACATAATACGTAAAGCTTCAGCTTCGTAATCGTCTATCAATAATTGCTTATTAACGACTTTGAAGCCATACGGAACATGTCCCACCCGTTCACCCTTGGCTCGCTTGGCAGCTAGAGCTTTTTTGGTTCGTTGTCTAATACGATATCTTTCATATTGTGCAAAGCCTCGTATTAGTGTCGTCATCAGAGCGGCTACTCCTGGGTCCATCCCTGAATAATCTTCCATGACGCTAATAAGCATACATCCTTTCTTTTCTATCTCATATTGAAGGATAGCAGCTTCCATGACGTCACGACTTAGGCGGTCATGGTTAGCAACTAAAAGAGTATCACCTTTTTGTAAAGCGTCTAATGCTTCATTAAGCTGATCTCTCTCTTCCATTCGTAAGCCAGAGCTGACTGCCTCATCTTTGTAGACAACGTAGTCAGCTTGACCTTTTTTTGTTAGATAATCGAGACAGGTTTGTAATTGGGCTTGTATACCTAGACCAGATTTCTTTTGTTCTTCTGTAGAAACGCGCAAATAGATTATGTATCGCATATCAAGAGAAATGTATAGGACAATCCAATACAGTTTGTTGTCTTACGTCTACAGTAAATCCAACGGTCCTTAGGTTTTCTAAGTCTTTTTTTGAAAAATTCTTCTTTTTCATCAACATCGCCATGTCTACTCCTACCTTATTAACAGGTCGAAACAAGGGACGAGTTATGAATGGGAAATATTCTACCTCAACGGTTGGGTAAGCAATCTTATGTTCCATATTTTTCCTTTTTTTCTCTACTCAGGCATTAACTCCCTAGGCGAACATCCTAGGGCATGGGCTAACGCTATTATATTCTCTAAAGCAATGTTACGTTCACCACGTTCGACAGAGCCAACATACGATACACTGAGACCAGCTTTCTCAGCGAGCAGTTCTTGAGAAATATCGATAGCATATCTTTTTTTTCTGACTATAACTCCAAAAGCCTTTCGTACCGCAGTTTTTCTGCGATCATGCCAGCGAGCCATCTCTCCCCCATCTAGGGCAACTAATATGAGAGATATCAGCCCTAGATGAAAGAGACTATGAACGCTATTTTAAGGTAAACGGCCGTGTATCTCTACGATCGTACCACATATATTAAGACCATGTTCTATAGCAAACAAATTTCCCGGAAGTTTTAATAAAAGCCCTTCATCATTTATGACCCAGTCCCGTCCTTGATGGTGATAGATATCAATGTAACCACCCACTTGTTCTTGTAAGAATTCCAATAAGCCATCTCTTGGTAACTCAACTGTTTTTTGACAAAATGTTGACATGTCTCGGTTATCATTAAGCCATTCGGATCTATGTATCGTTGCTAACATGAGGCCCCCTGCAATGATTTTATTAACCTTGCATCTGGTCTCTTGATTATCTTTCCCCCAAGCTCAAAGCCATAAGCTAAGGGCAAGCGTTGTTTCAACAAATGTATGATATCTTCTTGAGTTTGTATGTTAAAACCATCCATAACCCAAGATTCATGGACATGTACTTCTATAGTCCATTTCACAAAGTCTTTTTTCTTCATAAATTCACCTCCACTCCATGTTTTTGTTGAAGGGATACTATACACTTAACACAATATTTAGCATGCATTGTTTGATTGAAGTAGGTAGCATCCGATGGGGCTATTGCTAGCCCCGTGTTGTTAATTTACTTGTGCATATTCTTGTTTTTGTATCTTTAATGACCCATGACGGTCTCTTATTGCAAACATGTCATATTCTTGGCCTCGATAGTACCACCCCTTCTTGGCTTCACTACGCCAATACCAAGATAGCTTCTTAGGAGACCATAGAAAACCACAAGCTTTAAGCCTGTCTTTGTGTTGCTTAGTGTCGCCAGTTATCCATAACCAGCAACCACACAATTCTATGATCAATCCCTCGAGATGAATTATCTTGTTTAGTTGACAACGTAGCGCTTCATCTTTAGCTAAGAGATCATTGATTTCAGTATGAGACTTACCAAGAGATTGATAACTCCCTTTAAGAATAGATTCATATTGTGCATTGATAACTTTCATTTTTTCAAGACACCCCCCCAGATCGGGATGATGTACTTTTGCGAGAGATTTATAGCGTTCTTTAATCTCTTGTTCTGTTGTTAATCCCTCAAAGTATAGAGTCATGATAGATACTCCCAGGAACTGCAGTAAGATATAATCGATAATCATACCCTTTCCCAGGAAATATCCAAGCAAAGTGTAACATCCCATCTATCATTAATGCAGGTAGCTCTATTGATCTTAGATAGTATTCTTCTTTCCGTTCATCACTAGGTATATGACCCTCTAATATCCATAAATCATCATATGCTTCTCTTATTGTTTTCATGCCTTATCTCTTATGTTTATTGTTTGTGTATCTTATGCACGTTAGCAATTAGTCTTTGTTACGTTAATTGTGTATAAGATGCATGATACGATACATAACATATGATGTTTATGTCAATCATAAATGACGTTTGAAACGATATGTCATTAGTATCAATCTCTTATGGTTTTTAGTGTGTCATGACTTTGACATAAATAATGGGAAAATGTTAGGATTCGGATATAATCAGTCTTGAACACGGGGTCCCATGGGGTTTCCCCATGCATAGGACATGATATGCAATGTATCATAATTAGTATGAGATAAATGGCTGGCTTCCCAAAAAAAGGTAATCGTAACGGAGAAAATGTTAGACAACCTCAACCAGGTGTCAAAATACCCACTGATCAGATTATACAGGCCTTAATTAAGACTCGAGGCAATATCTCCAGGGCTGCTGATAAACTAGGTTGTAGTCGACATGCTATCCACTTGAGATCTCAAGCGGAACCAGACATAAAACAGGTTCTACAATCATGTAGAGAGCGGTTTTTGGATGAATCAGAAGATGTCTTGCAAGAGAAAGTCCTTTCTGGTGATACCACAAGCCTGTTGTTTACCCTAAAGACTCTAGGACGCAAGCGTGGTTATGATATGGATAACAATATCATAGCAGAAAGCGTAACACGTGGTGCGTTAGATTGGATAATGAACAAGTCTAAGAACCCTGCTGAATAGTCTACAAGCAATACTATCCCTCCCACAATATATCCTAAGCGTATATAACATACATATATAGCGTACGCAACTCACGTGTTAGCGTACATATATACTAGGTTCACCCTTGGGACTCTACCCAAGATATGCATACCCCACCTCCTTAAGAAGAACCGGTTCTATTCATATATCTCTATCCATCCCCCCGAGGAAAAATTTGATGGTCTATGGATTAAATCTCTATCCTACTGTAGATTGTAGAAAATTTTTTGTATGGTGTTTATGGCGATGTTGCTATTGATAGATAATGAAGCTTATCCAGTTCCTAGATGTTCAAGATGTGGAGAATACATGTTACCAAGAGAGGGGGTATGGGTATGTATAGATTGTGACAAAACCTCCAAACCTATTGGAGAAATTGACAAAATGTCTAAATCCAGATAATCTTGTAGAAAACTTTTTTCTTAGGTGATATATGGAAGAGATAGAAGAGATCATAAAACAACACATAGATATATTGTACATGCGGTTATATGGTTTATACGATGAGATAGAGATGTGGGAGGGTGTAATAGATGGAGTTAACATGGAAGTTGTGGGAAAACATGAAACCCAATAAACCTGGGTATTATGCTACATGGGATCCGAATTATTATGAATACCTGATGTGTGAATGAGATGGAGAGAATTTTATACCTTGCGAGACTGGTTGTGGATGTTATCCCGCATTTTATGTAGTGCCTGATAAGTGGATGGAGATACCACTTGCAGATTAACCTCGTGACCACATTCTGGTCTATCCATGCAGAGATACAACAGAAAAGAGATTAAGCGATTATCAGAGATAAAAAACCAGATCTCTGCTATGATCTTGGCTAGATCCTTAGATCAGGGGTAAGATATGCAAGATTTAGCCATACAATTTTTAAAAGATATAAACATAGCCCAATTGCTCGCGATAGGGATTATGTTTTGGTTTTTCTATAGTCGTTTGGATAAAAAAATAGAGAAATTAGAAAATCGAATGGATAAGCTAGAAAATAAAATATCTTCGTTAGAAATGCGAGTTGGAAATATAGAAACTCGGGTTGCTGTTATGGAAAGCCAGTTAAGAACTATTAATGAAAATGTATCTCATTTAATGTGGCATCATCAATTTATAAGAGATAAAGATGCAGATGAGCAATGATGTAATCCCACGGAAGTGACCCTAGAAGATATAGATAAGGCGCTTGAATATCTTATTAACTATGAAATCTAATGTCATGAGAGATAAGGCATGGATAAAATTGATATAATCTTATCGGTTGTAAGTGGTGGCTTCAGTTTGATGTTGGTCATGTGGCATTTTATAAATCGTAGAATAGAAAGACTATCAGACAAAGTAGATGACATTGACAAAAGACTATGCGGCATAGAAGGTTCTTTAGCAACTCAAGGACATTGTCTCTTTCATAATATAAAAGAAGATCGCAAAATAGAATGATCTTATCATTAGCCCTACTAGCCTTCATTCTATGGACTCGTTCAGAAGCGAGAGAAGAATATAGAAATTTAAGACTTAAGATATTGAATCTTGAAGAGCAGATACGTAACAAAACATAAGAAAACATGGATGTCTTTACATTATTGAGGTGAGTACAGATGGACGCATTTACATTATTGACGGCCCTAGTGACAATCCTAGGGGTATTCATCGCTAATGTTGGAATGATCATTCCTCTCTTTATATGGGTGCGAGCAGAAACAAGAGCAGATGCTAGACATAATGACTCTAAATTAGATTCTACAAGAGAACTTGTAAGAGCTATACATGAAGAAATGAAAGACTTTCATAACCGGATTATTAAGATAGAATCTAGAGAAAAATAATGATTATAGACTGTATTGGATGTATGCATGGGGTTTATCCAAAACTAGATGGTGGTGATCTTCTTATCATCACTGGGGATATAACCCGTAGGGATGATCCTAGAGAGTATATCCCATTCTTTCAGTGACTAAAGAAACAAGAATATATACACAAAGTATTCATCTCCGGCAATCACGATAACCAATCCATGTATCAATTCGATTGGTTTGATGCAGAATATCTTCTCGACTCGCTTACAGAATGTCATCATCTGAAAATCTATGGTTCTCCATGAACTATGACGTTTCCTGGGATAAATCCGCATTGTTGTGCCTGGACATGTGATAGACTAGATGATCTAAAAGCCAAATGGGATAAGATTCCTGAAGAGACAGATATTCTCGTCACTCATGGACCCCCATATGGTTATCTTGATACTATTGGAGACTATGGAGCACATGTTGGTGATATAGCTCTCTCTAAATTCGTTGAGAGAATCAAACCACGCCTTCATGTCTTCAGCCACATCCACGAACATGGCGGTAAGGTGATAAAGAATAACGGAACCATCTATGTGAACTGCTCAATCATGGATGAGTTCTATACACCAACAAATAAACCCGTGAGAATAGAATGGAATGGTCAACAATAGATAAACACCCATAAGTGGCTGTCTCATAAGAACAAAGAAATAAAAACATATTCATTCAAATATTCATTGACATGTCATTAATGATTCATATATGAAAGACATAAACATCATGGAATGATTATGTCAATCTCTAGGGTAAAAATTAATAGATATGCAGAAGAGTTATTCGAAGTATCATATATGGATTCCATTGGTTCTATAGATGAAGAACGTGTAAAACTTGTGAGATTCTTAGACGATCTGACTGATTGCTTGACAAGATTGAAGATTCAGAATATCAGTAACGAAATTGGCATATGCACCCTCCAGGTCGGTCATGCGCAAAACTAGGGTGAAGAAACTAAGAAAGATGTTCAAGTTACTGAGTGTGGGCAAAGAGAAAACCGTAAAGAATCATTGGAGGCGCTTCAAGCGTAGTATGAAGGTATGATAGATATTCATTTAGAGCCGCAGGCACTAGCATTCTTATCAATAATGTTACTCGGTTCTTTTATTCTTTCTCAAGTTATTAAATTGGATATTTTTTAGGAGACTTTATGTATTTAATTTTAACACCAGCTCAAACACAAAATTATATAGAATATAATATGTCAAATGGTAAAACATCTATTAAAAATGATTATATAGGATCAATGCAACCTATATTTACTAGTGATGGTTATGTGGCTAAGAATTACCTGAATAAACCTGGAAGTCTTGTTTATAGCTTAGAAAAACTAGAAAGACTGAGCGATGTACAAATTACCGTAACGGATGTGGTGCAGTAATGATGAAGGCTCATTGGTCATTCCCTGGATTACAATTTTATTCAACATCACCAACAAGGAAACAAAAAATGTTTACAGAAACTGAAATGGAATATCTGACTAAGAATACAGAACAAGATCTTGAAGCCCTAAAGTATAAGATTGACCAACTAGTTGATCAGATGGCTCTCTGTGGCAAGCAAATTACTGAGTTAAAGATAACCCAAGCTAAGGTTATGTCAATTCAACAAGCTTTAAAAGATGAGCAAGAAAGTGCCAAAGAGGATGATGAATAATGAAAATATCAAAAGAAACAATCTTAAAAAGGAATAAATGGCTAAGGCAATGTAAATATAATTCTAGAACCATTAATTTTACATATGATCATGTATACTTAGACCCTAACCGGATTATTTATAGATCTCTTTATGGTAAAGATTATTATCCAATTTATATTCCTTTTTTCTTTTAATTATAGAATCATAGGATAATAATGGAAAAAACATATAATTTAACAGAAAAAGAAATTCACACTTTAGAAACTATCATATTTAGTCAAATAATGATTGCTACTCTAACAGGCAATCATGAAAGAGCAGGACCTGACGAAGTTCATAAAGCAGTTATGGCTTACATAAATAAAAAATACTAATGCAACAGTGGTAGATGGGACAGGTTCTAGTGTGCAATTCCGCTAGAGTCCGAGGGTTCGAATCCCTCATGTTGCAAGGTCCGGTTTCCGGTTACGTCAGCAGGAACCGGTTGGGGTGATGTGTAAAAAGCATCAACCCCCTTTTTTTATCGGCTAAGAACTCAAATGGTGCGAGTAGCGTCTCCAAAACGCTTGTAGGGGGTTCGATTCCCTCAGCCGGTGTAGAGGTTTTATATGGTTATAATTATACATATCTTAGCATCAATAATAATCCTTTTGATAGGATTGTTAATTTATAAATATTCACAACCAAATGTGGAGTATATCGTGGCTTATACAAGAGTTCAAGAAACAGAAGAAGACAATGAATTTATAAGTGTAGAAGACAGACTACCTGATACAGATGATGAGGTTATGGTTATAGGCCAAAGATTTCAATATATGGGTACTAAGGTAGGTTTGTCTACAGCTGAATTCTCACCTCAAAGAGGTTGGGTATGGTATGGATTAAATGTATACGCTTGGAAACCCCTCACAAAGCAAACTAAAAAGCTTATTGAGAAATATTCTAACACTTAGAAGAAAGATAGCAGCCACCGAAGGCGATGGCAGTGAAGCTTAATATTAACAAAAACATAAACAGTAGTGTCATCATACCTAATCCTTATAGGGATCTATTTCGTTTTTAGAGGCCATAGCAACGCCTAAAGGCTTTAAACGATGTACAACCTTGACTGTATCGCGATGAGCATTTAAAACGATTTCTATGCGTTTATAACAATGGGGCGATTCATCTACATCGCCACCTCGAAGTTCTACATTAAACTTTTGCAGCCAAGCTTGCATATCTTCCTTGCGGACTTCCCCAGGCTTAATGATCTGTCCAGTCTTTCTATGTATCTTCCCTTTTGCTTGAGAGCGTCCCATGATGCGGCCAGCCCCATGAATGGTTGAGTACATAGCAGCTTTATTTTCTTCTGATTCCACTCCCTCAAGGATGTAACTAAAGTCTCCCATTGAGCCACCAACGAAACTTTGTAAGCCAGGATTGTTAGGTGTTGCTCCCTTTCGGACAACCCACACCAGCTCGTCATCGTGAGATTCTTTCCAAGCAAAATTGTGATGGTTATGCACCTCTTGTAGGATTTCGGCCTTGAGGATTCTAGCCATGCGACTACAAACCCAATCACGTCCAGCGTAGGCGTAACGACCTGCGAGATCCATGCACTTAAGATATTGTTCACCCAGGTCTGAATTCTCGTGCAGCACGACAGGTTCAGCATGTATTCCATCTTTTCCCCCAGCTTGTTTTATGAAATGCGTCGCTATGGTATGTCCCAAACCACGGCTACCAAAATGGACACCCACCCAAATATGATCAAAATCATCGACGAAAATATCAACGTAATGGTTGCCAGATCCGACGGTTCCCAGTTGGTTATAAGCTTTTGATTTGAGATCGCGCAGAATATCAATACTATCCCAAATAGGGTCATCAAAAATCGGATGATCAACTCTTTCATTGTTATTTCTCCCAACGCCAAAACTGATGTATTTCTGAACATCATTCATTAAGCGATAAATATCTTGTCGAACATGGTCAGCATCGGCAGATACACGCACAGCTTTATTACCGCATCCTATATCGAAACCTACGCCATTCACGCAGATATGATCTTTGTATGATACTACGGAGCCTATTGGAACACTATAACCTATGTGATGGTCAGCCATGAGAACACCCTTTTGGGCTTTATATTCCATAGCCTTAGCCAGTTGATTAACTGATTCCATGTCTGGTTCTCCCCAAACAAGAATATCGCCTATAGGTTGCATGGTTACTCCTTTTTTTGAACATTATCATATGCATCGTATCCTATCAAGCGAATATTTATTGAATAAATATTATTCCGATGTTATATAGAAGTTATTATACCTATTTAGGAGAAGCATATGATACCAATGCAACAAGATGAATATCTATTGAAGATGGTTATGAAGAATGGTCATGTCATTTCATTAATATGTGATGTTCTTACGTTATCAGAATTAGAATCCCATCCTAAGTATCTTAAGATGAGAGATACATCGAATGATGTTTTTGTCTCTATTGAAGACATTTTAGCATTTGAGATTATAAACAACAAAGTTGTAGAACAACAAAATGAGACCATCCCATCCCCTGCTGCGTAAGAACTGCGAAAACTGCGGTACATTCGATGACCTGGAGTATTATGAGCATGTCTTTAAAGGGATCACTTTATGTGGAGACTGTGCGGATTTACCTATGTCAAAAGTATCTAAGTACGGTCAGCCTTGAGTCATTGTAGATGATGAATATTATCCTAGGGATATTAAGTCATGCAAGAATCTGAAGCACTAGAATTTCTTAGTGATAAAATCTGAAGGCTATCTAACCTTTATTATATCAAGGATAAGAGCGGCAACAAGGTTCTCTTTAAGCCTAACTGGGCACAGATACAACTACTTAAGCCTCATTATCTTAATATAATTCTGAAAGCTAGACAACTTGGAGTGACTACGTTTCATGCTTTGTTATTCTTGGATACATGTCTATTCAACAGCAACGTCAACGCTGCTATCATTGCAGACAATAAGCCTAATGCTAAGGAGATCTTCATAGACAAAGTTAAGTTTGCCTACGATAACTTACCTGAGGAAATAAAAGTGATGATCCCAGCAAGAAAAGATAATGTCAATGAAATGAGGTTTGAGAATGGGTCGGTCTTTCGAGTGGGTACAAGTCTTAGATCGGGAACATTACAGCTCTTGCACGTCACCGAATTCGCAAAGATCTGTGTGGAAAACCCAAGGAAAGCAAATGAAATTACATCAGGCGCTCTGAATACCTTACAATCAGGTCAATTCTGTTGCATTGAATCTACTGCAAGGGGTCGTGGTGGAGCATTCTATGAAATGTGCAAAAAGGCTATGGACCAACAGGATTCAGGTTCTCTCCTAAGTAAACTGGATTGAAAGTTCTGGTTCTTCCCTTGGTGGAAGGAACCTAGTTATTCTATAGATCCTGAACATATCGTGATAACCAAAGAAGAGTCTGAATACTTTGAAAAGATAGAATCTGAATGTAACATGGTTCTCGCCGAGGGTCAGAAAGCTTGGTATGTAAAAAAATCAGAAACTCAAGGTGAATACATGATGCGTGAATACCCTAGTACACCTGAAGAGTCATTCATGAGTGCTAACGAGGGATTGTATTGGGGCCAGCAGATGGCTAGAGCTAGAACAGAAAGGCGAATATGCCATGTTCCATATGATGAGCATGCAATGACTTATAGTAGCTGGGATATAGGTATCGGAGACAGTACAGCCATCTGGGTATTTCAGCTTGTTGGAAACGAGATTCACTTCTTGAATTATTATGAGAACTCGGATGAATCGCTTCCACATTATGTTAACTGAATCAAAAAGCTACCTTATACGTTTGAAAAACACTTCATGCCTCATGATGCTGCTTCTAGGGATAAAGCTACTGGTAGGTCATACGCAGATGTCGCTAGAAATCTTGGTTTGAAAATCGACATTGTCCCTATAGATCAGAATGAGATGTTTGGTATAGAGGCTGTCAGGAATGCTTTTCCTAGATTTTGGTTTGATCAATCTAAGTGTGATAAGGGTATTAAAGCCATTGATTCCTTCAAGAAAGAGTGGAATGAAAAGCTTGGGTGTTACAGAGAGAAATCTCTACACGATTGGGCTTCTCATGGAGCTAAGGCATTAATATATGGAACTGAAGCTATACAACGAATGACCAAAGGTAAAGGTCTAACAGCTGAAGAATGGAAACATTTACGGAGAACAATGATTTAATGACAAGGTGGTATGAAGATGAAAATGAAACAGAAAATGGTGAATCTTGTAAACACTGTAGGTTCTTCTTGCCGTACCTTTATGAGGTCGATGATAATGGATCTCAAGATTGGATGGTCACTGATTATGGACAGTGTAGACGCTTCCCGCCAAAAGCGAAGGATGAAGAAACCAGTATTTACCCAGTAGTGACTAGAAACTGATGGTGTGGTGAGTTTGACATTTAAACAATTATTTCGATAATTAATATCAACTCACTAAGTGATTTCATGACATACCTTCCGCAAAGTAACGATAAAGTTTTCCAATTCAATCAATTCTTCTTTGATGCCTATAGAACGTGGGGTAATTATTATGCTGCTGCGTATAGGGATCTAAGATCTTATTCAGGTGATAACTGATCCCAGGTCGAGAAGACTGCTCTAATACAACAAAAGAGAATGGTTCTTGAGCTGAATAAGATTAGACGTGTTGTCAATCTATATTCAGGGTATGAAAGAGAGAATCGTCTTAGTACAGTTGTAGCCCCTATTGAAGATTCTGACGAAGAAACAGCAGATCTCTTTAGTGATGTCATGCTGTATGTCTATGATAAAGGCGATGCTCATCATATGATTTCTGATGCCTTTGAGCATAGTCTAAAGACAGGTTTAGCTATTATTGGTATCTACATAGACTATTCGAAAGACAAAGTGAATGGTGATATCAAGTTTTATTGGAAACCATTCAATGCCTTGATGCTTGATCCTTATTTTACTAAGAGAGACTTAAGTGACTGCGATCAGGCTAGCACTAGAGATTTGTTATCGCGTGAACAGGTTAAAGCTTTGTTGCCTTGGGTTGACCCGAATGAAATTGATAATATCCCAACGGGCATCAGAGATAACAAATATCAATATTTAGGAATTTATCGTCAGTACAACAGTACATATATAGCCAAGAATCTTTTGACATATGACCAGTATTGGGTAAGAGTTAACAAGCCTCAGAAATATCTTGTAGACTTAGAAACAGGTGTAACGCAAGAATGAAATGGCTCTAAGGATGAAGAGAAATCAATTCTAGAAGTCATTAGAAACAATGAAAATATCCAGTTAATCAATTCATATAAGAGAACCATCGAGCTTAATATTATCGTTGGTGGACGCCTACTATATAGTGGGCCTGATCCTACAGGATTAGATACCTTTCCTTTTGTTCCAATCATTGCTTACTTCGAACCACTTCTTGACACGATAGAGCTTAAGATTCAGGGCATAGTCAGGTCTATTGTCGATGCTCAAAAGCAATACAATAGAAGACATTCTCAAATCATAGATATCATGGAATCTGTCATCAACACAGGATGGGTATCTAAGAATGGTGCGGTGCTAGATCCCACTATGTTGCTACAAAGTGGTCAAGCAAGAAACATTATAGTTAATGATGGATTCGATGTACAAGCAGATATCAGAGAAATCAATGCCCCACAAGTTCCACAAGGTTATCTCCAATACCAAGATATCATCGACAAGAACATCATGGAGATACCAGGGGGATCAGAAGAACTACTGGGTCTATCATCGACTGGTGATTCCCAAGTATCCGGACGACTCGCTGAAATACGAGCGTCTAACGGCCTGAAAGGTAACAGAGGCTTGTTCGACAATCTTGAGTTGTCATTAAAGCTTCTAGGAAACCTAGTACTTCAAGCCATTCAACTTAATTTCACACCTGGAAAAGTCTGAAGAATCACTAAAAGAGATCCAACACCTGAGTTTTTCTCAGGAGAGTTTGGGCAATACGATTGTGTAATCAAGCAAGCTGTACTCACGCAAACCCAGAAGGCTGCTTACTATTATCAACTCTTACAGCTTAGAGAACTGGGTATAGCCATTCCAGATGATGAGATCGTCGATGCGGCTCCATTACAAGGAAAGATACGCCTTAGGGCCAGAATGCAAGCTATAGCTGAGCAACAAGCACAGGCTGCTCAAATAGCAATGGAAACTGAGCAACGTCAAGCAGAACTTGAGCTTAGTCAGATCGAAAACAATCTAGCTCTAGCACAAGAACGTAGAGCAAGAACGATTGCTGATATAGGTCTAGCGAAAGAGAGAGAATCTGAAGTCACACAAAACAATGCCAAAGCTCTACTTGATAATGCCAAAACGTACGCTGAAATCGAACAGTTGGATCGTGATCACTTCTTAGAAACATTACGTTTTGCACATGAGATCAAACAGGTCGAGCAACAAGAAGCCGATGTGCAAATACAAAAAGATATTAACCAATCTGAACAGCTTAAACAGCACTAAAATAGGAGACTGTAATGGCTAAACAAAAGATGGCCTACATGACCGGATTCAATTCTGGCTATGTGCCACCAAAGGGGTCTGCTGGTAGTGAAGCCAAAGGTGCTTATTCTACACGTAGCAATCCAAAAAGCGTACCACGTAAGGGTTCATCCTTAGAAGGTGATATGGGTTATGCATATAACTCAGATCGTAACAAGGTAATGGATCTTAAGAGATCTCAAGCAATGAATGAGAATCTTAGAGGTCAAGCCGGATGCTAATACTTCCCAAAGAAGATCAACTTAAGGCTCAAAGAGCTGCGCGTGAGGGGTTAGAGTCCCACTACAATTCTCAGATGGAGAAGATTTTAAGCGCAAATGCAGCTAAGGATGTGTATTGGATTCTTGGGAAAGTCCGTTTTCCAGAAGAAGACGGAGGCAAAATAGGCAGAACATTTCTAGAGGCTACAGACGTGAAGCCACCAGTAGTGAAGGATGCCTTTCTATACGAAGTCGATAATAAACGAGGGGTCAAAACACTGTTATGGGTCATGCACCCTGACGGGAGCCTAAGGTTGCCTACTCTCAATAAAACGATAAGACCAAAAATTAGGGCGTAACTGTCTGAGTCGCCATCAGAACTGGTCGCCGCAGTGCGGGCGTTAGAAACGGGTGAATATGAGTGAAGAATCCATAGAACAACTAGAACCTGTCGCCGAGGAACAAGTTGTTGAAACACCAGAGGAACAGGTTAGAACTGTTCCATTGGAAGCTCTAGAAGCAGAACGCAGAAAGAGACAAGACGTAGAAGCACAATACCGTGTTCTACAAGACATGATGAAAACTCCAACTAAACAGCCAGAGATAAATCATGAAGATGATGAAGAGTTTATCACTAAAGCAGAGATGCGAGAAAGGATGCAAAAAGCAACTTTCTCAAACAAGCGAGAAGTCCTAGAGGAAGCTTTCTGCGACTCTAAGCCTGAAGCTGTGCAAATGATAAATGAACATCTAGAAGAAATAATTAAGCGAAAACCCTGACTAGCTCAAACGATTGAATCTGCTCATAACCGATATGCTAGAGCATATGAAATAGTACAAGACTATATGCCTAAAGAAACTGCCCCATCTTCCAAGTTTACGAGACCGAAAGATGAGGCACGGAAAATCGTAGAGAATTCCCAGAAACCTGGAAATCCTGCAACGATAGCCAAGGCACCAAATGGTAGCAATTTAGATTACCTAAAGTCAATACAAGGGAAACCTGAGTTCAGAGAATACCGTAAAAAGATGCTGTCAGGGAGATAACAAAAGGAACTCCCTAAATGGCCAATGGTATGACTACCACCACGCAAGTAGATCCTGAGGTTCAGATCTACTTCGATAACGTGTTGTTAGACCGTCACCAGCCGTATTTTGTATATGGCTATTTCAGTCAACAAAGACGAATCCCTCAAAAGAACTCAAAGCAAGCTATCTTTAGACGTTTTGAGAACTTAGCCGATGCCCTGACTCCATTGTCAGAAGGTGTCACACCTGCTCCTGAACAAGTAAATAAGTTCGATGTTACTGCTGTTGTATCCCAATACGGTAAGGTTGTAGAACTTACAGACGATGTAATCATAACTGTCCAGGATGAAACCTCTAATGAAGTCGCTGACATGTTGGCGCAAAACCAAGCAAGTACTTATGACAAAACCATAAGAAACATGTTGGTTGCTACAGCATCTCAGATTTCATGTCTTAATGGTGTTAACGGAAACGCTATCACCGAAGTCACAGTTACAGACCTTGAGTTAGCTATTGACTATCTTGTTGGAAACAACGGTAGACGTATGGCTCCAAACATCGAAGGCCGTAACATGGAAGGTACTGCTCCAGTTTGGCAGGCTTACTGAATGGTTATCTCTACAGACCTTAGAACTAACTTTAAGAACTTAGCTAACTTCGTGCCTACAGCTGCATATCCAAGACAGCAATCTGTTCTTGAAGCTGAGCTAGGTGCATGTGACGAAGTTCGTATTGTTATGACAACTGAAGCTTTTAAGTCTACAGCATCTCCTGCGGTTTATTCTAACCTCATGTTTGCTGCTAATGGCTATGGAACCATTGCTATAGATGATCAATCTATGGAAATGATCATAAAGCCTCTTGGAGCTGGTGAGGACCCTCTTAACCAACGTAGTACTATGGGCTGAAAGGGACGCTTAGGCTGTACGATTCTCGACGATAGTTGGGTCATAAACCTTTTAAGCACAAGACCATAAGGAGGCTGCAATGAGTGTAACTAATTTTGATGTAGCAAACATCGCAGTCTTTACTTTGATTTCTGGAGGTGTGGCTTATAATATAACCCTCCCTTTCGAAGCAGATACAATAGAATGGTATAACTATACTAAGTATGGTACCAACACACAGAACCTTCAAGGAATCTGGTTTAATGGATTCCCAGCTGGCGATGCTCTGATCATTGCCCGAGGAACAACTGACTTAACATCGACGTTAGAAACAACGAACGGTGTTACTGAGTTGTCTACAGGCACTGGCTTTACAGCTACAAACGTAACACCTACAGCAATCAACACAACTACTTCTGTAGTTACTGCTGCTAATACGTTCTTAGAAGGTCAATTTGTACGTGGTACTAACTTCAGAGCTACTCCTGTTGGAAGTGCCACGGGATGCTATGGTTTAAACAACCGAGTATTCCAAATAGGCACTGTATCTAGCACTACATTCGAATTGCTAGAACCCTATACAACTGTCAAAGCAGACTTAACTGGTGAAACAGCTTTCGTCAATAACGGCGTAGCTAAATTTAACCTGATTGGTCAAGACCTTGGCACTGTAAACCCAGCTCCAACCTTTAGATACACTTTAGGTTCTGCTGTTATGGGTAACGACAATGATGTGATCTGGATTAGAGCTATGAAAGCTAATCAATTCACTGACCTTGGAGATGTAGCCTAATGCCCAATACCGAGCTTGGATTTGCTACGACTCAATTAGTACCTACGGCAATCACTAAAACATTGCCTGTGAGAGTTACTATAGAGGGTCATCAACTTCAAGCTGGGCAAACCTTGCGGGCAACGAGATTCTATGCGTTGCCCCTTGTTGATGCTACCGGTATGGAACAGCTTAACAACAAGCTGTTCGTTATCGGTAACATCACAGAGGATACGTTTGATTTATTTGATCAGTATGGTGAACCCATAGACGGTACAAACTATACGACATTTGTCAATAATGGCATTGGTCAATTCAATCTAACAGGTCCTGCCTTATATACTGAAAATCTAAATACCCAAGAGGGATAATGAAGAAACAAAAACAAGAAGAACCAGAGATCACATTCTCAGAAGAGAAAGAATATGATCCCTCTGAGTCGTTACCAACAAAACTAGAACACTTCCCCATATATAATAAGTGGGCAAGAAAGAACAAGATACCTGTGAAGGTTCCTTCAGAAGACTTTTATCCAAAAATGAAAGTTAGATTCCAAAGATTTCATCAACCTACAAATGTTCTGAAATGCCGAGTAAGAAACAAAGATATCGACTGGTCCGGTCAATTGATCCCAGGATGCGTTTATGATCTTTGTATCCCTGTTATTCAATGATTAACAAGCTTAGCCGAACCTGTTTATGCAGAAGTAAAGGTTAAGAATGATGCAGGTGGTGGACGTTTTGTAGAAAGAACAGAAACCCAACTTGTAGGTGAAAAAGCTAGATTTAGCTGCCAGCCTATGGAATTTTCTCATAACTAGGTAGGATATGGCCAAGACAGCTAGTGATATTATAACCATCATGCGTGACGTCACAGGACGTGTTGACAGTACTGACCCTCAGTTTTCTGACACGATTATGCTTGGCTATATCAATGATTTCTACACTCTTGAGATGGGTCAAGAGTTACGTCTAAAAGAGAGACGGACATGGTGGGAATTTGTTATTAATGATACAACAGCAAATCCCCTACCTGTTAATCTCCAAGAACCATTCGGTGCTCCTACAGGTGTGCAATTCACAACCATAGGTCCATTCTGTACAGCTGATGGCTTTGAAGTTTTCTGGTATGAAGATCCTGCTGAGTTCTATGCAGTATGACCAGAGACTCAAACTTATCAACCCCAGAGACCGACATATGTTTTGTATTATAACAATACACTGACATTCAGAGGGCCACCCGATAAAGAATATGCCATAAAGATTAATGCCTATCAGGTAGAAATCCCAATGGATCAGTTGGATTCAACTATTAATCAAGACTATCTATGGAGATACGTGGCTTATGGAGCTGCCCGTGATCTTCTGAATGACTATGGGGAAACTGACAAAGCCACACTCATAGCTTCAGCTTTTAATGATTATCGTTCTAAAGTCTATGCTAGGACTTACCAACAGCAAATGACTCAAAGATCAACACCAAGGTTTTAGATGACTTTTAACATTGTAGTCCCAGCATCTGCTGAAAGTCCTGGGGTATTTCCTGCTCAGAATAATACTAACTTTGATCGTCTTAGAGCTAATATCAATAACGATCATAACTTTCAAAACACTAATGCAGCCGATCAAGGTATACATAGACAATGCACTATGATCAACCGTGCTACCCCTGTTGGTCCCTTAGCAGCAGGCAATGGTATCCTTTACTCCAAGAATGATGTAAACGGTAATGCACAACTTAACTGATATAATGGCAATTCCAATGTTGAGATAACACCTGGTGTGCAGCTTTTTGAAGGTACTACTCTAGTTGCTCCAGCAGTACCACAAACTGTCTTTGCTGATCCTGGATATTCCTACAATGCTACTCTATGGTACGTGATATCTGGAACAAACACTATAAGCCTTAATTCAGCGTATCTAATTCAGCCTGGTATGGGTGACAGTGATATTGAAAACATTAAAGGACAGTCCAATGTATTTGCCTTTAATGGAAACGACATTCAATTAACTAATAACACACTAGCCAACATTACTTACAAATGGGCTATCACAATCTCTAGGTTAACCTAATGCAATATCAAGGCTATCTGATTGGTAACTTTGCAACTGGTTATGATAAAGAGCTACAGCCTTGGTTAATTCCTGACGATGCTCAAGATCAGCTATTAGATGGTTTTGTCTATAAAGGTGTATGACAAAAGCGTGATGGCTATAATCAATATGCTGATGGTGCTAGGGGTGGTGCTCCATATTGTGAATCAAGAATGATTCATACTATCACGATCAATGCTAACCAAGTCCCTAATGGTATTATAACTGTTTTTACTTTTAATATTCCAGGATCAGCTAATCCTTTAAGACGTGGGGGATTCCGAGCAATAGATAAGACTGCTCTAGGAGTTCAATCTCAAATCATACAAGATAACGGTGTTGGTGGTACACTAGCAGGTTCTGATGGAACTATAGACACCACACTAAACTACACAACTACTCTTGCTACGCCTCAACAAGTAACATTCACAGTTGCTCCCCCTATAGGTCATACAGTTACTTTAGAATTAGATATCCATCAAGGATTCCCAGTGATGGGAGTCATGAATTTTTTTACTCAAACGAATACTAGAGAACTGATTGTTGCTGACACTACTTACGTTAATCGATACAATGCTACCACCAACAGACTAGATGACATTAGTCCTACAACCTTACTTACTGGAACTAATGTGAATTTCATGTCTTGGGTCAACTATCCAGATCCTCAAGACAGGCAAAGACTTTTATTCGTTAATTTTAAAGATCCAATACAGCAATATAATGGTACTACAGTAACACCTTATCCTGTTTACACCGCTAGCTTACAAATCACTAATACTCCTTCAGGCGTTTTAGGCAATGGAACCACTGGTCCTTATGTGATCAGCACGCCAGCAAACACAGGTATATTTCCGGGCAGTCTTTCTGTTATTGATGTAACGGGAGTTCAGACAATCACATTTGATCAATTTGGTGTAGCAAGTGGTGCTGGTACAGGTACCGTTAACTTTTTGACTGGTCAAATCTCAGTAACGTTTAATGTTGCAGTTGGCGTAGGAAATGCTATCAATTTAACTTATTTGCAACAAAATACACCGATCACTACGGCTTTACATATTTTCCAATTCAAGGATCGCTTGGTTGTCTTGTATACTCAAGAAGGTGGTGTACAATATGGTCATAGAATCAGAATATCCGGAACTGGAGCTTTTGGTGATGTCTTCACTTCTAACGCTATAGGCGCTGGTGTTATTGATATACCTGCTGATCCTTTTATTTCTTCCGCAGACTTCAATAGAGACGATCTGTTGATCTTTCTTAGGGGTGAAGCATGGAGTATGCGTTTTACACAAAATGACGTAACACCGTTCGTTATAGATCGAATTGATGGCACTAGAGGATCTGATGCTCCATATGGAACTATTACTTACCTTAATGCAACAAACGCAGTCAGTAATATAGGTTTCATAATCTCTGATGGCTATTCCATTGAAAGATCTGACTTGAAGATTCCTGACTACTCATATAATGAAATAAACCAAGAACAATTTGGTCTTTGCTTTGCTGGGTCTGTAGATCAAGATAGAGATCATTATCTTATTCATCCTACTCCTCAAAGCAATATCTCAGACCGTATACTTATCAGCAACTATGAAGAAGGCAACTATGCAATATACCGCATCCCTCTAAGTTGCATGGGTAACTATATAGAGTCCAAGACTATAACCTGGAATGATCTACTTAAATACAATACCTGAGCCGAGATGGCCACAGACTATGGTTCTTGGAATGCGTTTGGCTTTGCTAAAGATAATCCTATTACGATTGGCGGAGGTCATGAAGGACAGATAGTCAGATTGAATAACGTAGAGACTGAAGACTATCCTGTTAAGATTCGTAACATGACAGTGATAGATTCTGAAACATTAAGAGTTACTACTGACTTCACGAATTATGAGATAGGTGATGTTATCATTCTAGAAGCTGTCACTGGTATGGTACAAGCTACCCAGAAACAAGCAGCTATAGTTGCTAAGCCTTCTGCATATGTTTTCGATCTAGATATTGACACTACTGGATTTTCTAGCTTTACACCAGCAACAGACTCAGGATTAGCTTCAAAGGTTATCATCTTTGATTGTAAAACCAAGAAGTTTAACCCATTTGCTAACCAAGATAAAAAGGTAAGCTGTGGATGGGTATATTTCTACGTGTCTTCAAGCGGTACAGATATCACAACCAATCGAAATATCACAGCAGCTACCCAAACAAATCCTTGTGTATTGACAGTACCAGGACATGGATATACATCAGGAACTCTGATTTATATTAATGGTGTCCAAGGAATGACTCAACTCAATGATTTAAATACTTTCATTACAGTTATAAACCAAAATACTATCTCTTTAGATCAAGTCGACTCTACTGCTTTTTCAGCCTATACATCTTCTGGCTTTACATCGACTTCCGTAGATGGAATCCTGAAAGTTTATTGCATTAGTAATGACACAGAACAACCAATCAGTGTAGAACCTTTTAATCCTTCACCTTTCCAAGTCAATCTATCCAGTCAATACGCAAGCAACGGCATTAAGAAATGGTACAAACTATGGATCAATCAGACCGCTAGATTTATCCAATTGCAAGTTGTAAATGATCAGGCAGGAGTAAACATGGAAATACACGCAATCATGCCTGGCTTTGCAGGCATAGGACGGTTAATCTAATGCCCAATCTAATGCCTAGATTCAATTGGGGAACCGAGGTTAAGAATGTAAACAAGACATTATATAACCAGCTTAATGATTCATACTCGGCCACGGCTAGCGTTATCAACAGTAAGCCCAGTAAACAAGTTTTTAGAACAGACCCTCCAGCAGATGATCAAGTCAACATAGGATTCAATCAAGGCGATATCTGAATCAATGAAGCTACAGACAATGCTTGGATATTAACATCAAGAACTACAGCCACCGCGGTCAACTGGCAAATCATAACTTAGGACATATATGGCAGATTTAGGAGCAGGCGCCTTAGGCGTAGCATCAGGAGCAGCAACAGGTAGTACATTCGGTCCTGTAGGTACAGCTATTGGAGCAATAGGTGGTGGCCTACTAGGAATGTTTGGTGCAAACAGAAAGAAGAAACCAAAGAAACTTTCAACTTTAGATCCTACACAAAGAGGGATCTATAATGACTATGCATCTGGCCTTAGAGGTGAAGGTGGCAGATTTGGTAATATCTTCAATTTTGATGCTAACCAAATGAAAGATGTCTTTCAAAAGATGTATGCGAACCCTGCATATCAAAATTTCCAAGAAAACATAGTTCCCAGTATCACTGGAGCCTTTAGAGGTGGTAACTTACAAAACTCAAGCTATCTCGGGGGGGCCTTGTCAAAAGCAGGTACAGATGTACAGAGAAATCTTGATGCTCACTTGTCCAATATGCTTTATCAAGGGCAGCAAGATGCGGTAACCCGTAGAGCACAGGGAATTCAAAATCTACTTGGTATGCAGACATTCGCATATCAACAGCCACAAGCCAGTGCTGGAGATAATGCTTTTAGTGCCTTAACTCAATATGGCGGCCAAGCTCTTGGAAACTTAATAGATAACAAATTCGGTGGAGGCTTCCAAGGAACCAAACCAAATTTACCATCTGGTGGAACCACTAGCACTAGTGGTATAAATCCAAAGATGTTCTCATAAGGAGATAAGATGCCAAGCGCACAAGTAATAGATTTTGGTGAGGATCCCTATGCAAACGCAGTAGGTGGTTTTGCTAAGTCCTTTTTAGGAGCATTGAATGAAAAAACAGCACAGAGACGTAATGAACAACTCTTTGAAAAGATTAAAGACAAATATGGGAAAGATGCCAAAGGTGAAGATATATTAAGAGATGTTGTCTTTGCAGAAGGATTCGATCAAAGCTACAAACAAGATCTCATCAAAAACCTCAAAGAATATGCTACGCTAGCGAACAAAACTGATAAAAATCTGTATGAACAAGCAAAACTTGATCAAAGAAAAGAAGAACTTGACGTTAGAAAAACAACCAATGAGATAGCTTCAAACAGACTAAAAAATGAACAAGCTAAGACAGCCAATCAAGAAGATAAGAACCTAAAAGCTACAGCTAAGGATATCAATAACTACTCCAGTAAGTTTCTAAAAGATAATGAACTTTCTCTAACTCCCAACGATAAAGCTGATATAAATCTTTTCACTGAACAGTTCATGAAAAACAAGAAACAAGGACTTACTGAAGCTTTCAATGATGCCTATAAGCTTATAACAATGCGTAGAGAGAAGATTGATGATGTGAAGATCACTCCTTTTCCTTCTTACTTTATAGGAAGTCCAAACGAGGCAGAAATAGAACCAGCCATGCAAAAAGCTTATTTGGAACTTAAGAATCTATATGAACAAGATGGTATAGACAATCAAAGTGATCTTAGATCTATAGCAGAGAGATCAGGATGACCAAAAGAACTAGTAACAAAGATGCTACAGAGAATCTTCAAAGAAGATGGTAGAACTCTTAGAGTAGCAACACCTAAACAATCTGCCAATATTCCTAGGGATTTACAGGGAAAAACTGAACAACTAGCAAGCGTAGATGATCTATTGTTTGGAGAGTAGATGTTAACATTAGAGCGCATTAATAAAGCCAGACAAGCGGGATATGATGATGATGCTATTGTAGATTCTATCTCGCGAAATGATCCAGCATTTGGTGAACGCATTAGTAAAGCCAAAAATTCTGGATATGATTCCTCTGCAATTATGCAATCTATAGAACGAAAGTTAAATCAACCTTTGCTGAGTTTATCCTCGGATCAAGCTGGTAATTCCGTCAATGTAAAACAGCTTTACAAACAAGAAAAACGTGATGTAAAGCCAGACTCTAAACTTAATGTAAAGCAGCTTGACAATGAGAAGAATTGGTTTGATCACTTCGCTGAAGGCATGTCACGATCTGTGAGTGGTGGTGCTCAAGAATCAAAGATATCTGAAGACCCTGGATTCTGAAATGGTCTAATCCAATTTAGTGGTGAAACACTAGGTGATTTACCATACATGGCAGCAGGTGGCTTCTTAGGAGCAAAGCTAGGAGCAACACTTGGTGCAGGAACTGGATCTGTAGCTGGTCCCGCAGGAACTGGTATTGGTGCAGGGATTGGTGGTGTTCTTGGTGGTGGGTTTGGTTCTCTAGCTTTACCAACTTTTCTTAAGCAAGCTATGAAGGAATATAGAGACTATGCCAATAAAGGAAATGATATAACATTTGGTGAGTTTCTAGAACGTGCAGACCGAATAGGCAGTGAAACGCTTAATTCAGGATTGATGGGTGTCATCCTAGGACAACTAAACAAAGCAGCTCCTTTGCTTAAAGATTTACCAGGAATAGGCAAACTTTTTACAACTAAGATTGCACAAAAAGGTGCTGAGATTGGCTTAGAGACAGCAGCACTTGGAACGATTCCTAAAGCTAGCCAAGGAGAGATCCCTACATCAAGAGACTATGCTGAAGCCTTAGCTATTGTCTTAGGCCTTAACGTATCAAGAATACCTTCCAAAGTAAGAGAAAAACTCCAAAAATCTGGAGAAGCTAGTGGTAAATCTCCTGAAGAGTTTATCAAATCTTACCCTTTAGAAGAAATCCAGCAAGTCGGTGAAATACTGAAAGCTGACCCTGAGATAGTGACTAATAATGTAAAGCAGCTTTACAACACCAGATTTACAACTGAAAAAGGTTCAACCTATGAAGTTAATGAAGATGGTAGCACTAAGAGAAATAAGAAGTTTAGACCTGAACATGGCGAAGCTGAACAAGGTGAACAACCTAAGAGTGAATCAACTAGATATGTAAAGCCAGAAGATGCAGAAAAACTTTCAGAATTTCAAAC